TGGCGTCTCATCATGGTAGCATAAATGCCTGGTGACCGAACCGGTCAGAATTGGTATTTTTTCTATGCACTCTTTAATATAGTCAAACAGGTCAATAGCGTCAGCTTCTTTATCGAATCTAACCTCAATACTAACCTGCGGTCTGCCGTCATCGGAGAATCCAGTGATTACTGCCTCTTTTCCCCAAAGTGGCTTGCCTGCTATATGCAAAACAACTTCCTCAGCTAACTTACTTTGTTTTGCTGGAGTTTCCACTGTCAGGACAGCTTGTATTGCGTGTTTCATTGGTCTGACTCCTTCATCAGTTTAGCTAGTTCACCTTCCAAGAAAGTGAACCTCTTGTTCAATTCTGCCAGCGTAGTCCCTATCTTTTGAAGCAAGGCAATGATTAGCTCCGCTTGTCTCTTATCCATGCTCACACCACAAAGAAGGGTTTATCCTTCTGATAATCGTTGCCTACTTGTGCTAAAGTCCACGCTCCTGAACATATCACAGACAATGCCTGCCAGCTATCCAGTGGTCTATCAGAAGCTCGCATAAGGAATGGAGCAGTCGCAGTTGTCCAGGTATCATCCTGTCCAGAAGTAGCTACCAATACGCCATTGACATACAGGCGGTCACGAGTGCCGTCCCAAGTACCGACTATGTGCCTCCATGTTGTATCTATCGGTAATTGATACGTTGCCCAATAGGTAGGAGTGCCACCCTGAGTATTTGCTACCATAGCAAGTCCAGGTGAACCAGCATAGCCTGAGATATGCCAGACTAGCCCTCTTACACCAGAACCCTTTGCCAGCACAGGTCTAAATACCAAGCCCTAGTATCGTACTCAAGGAATGTAGAGCCTATGCGGACATCTGTGGGTTTAGGATCGGCTGCAAGCCCGATATACCTTTCTATGGTCGCTTCTTTTTTTACGGTCATAGTTCACCTCCGATATTCTCCTTTTTTTATGAATAGGGCTGGGGCGAGCGAAGGAGGTGCAACTCTCCCCCCAGCCCTATTGCCTACGATTAGCAGGCTTAGGCAGCCTCAATGTAGGCGCCGTCGTCTATTGGCATATAAAAAACTGTCCACTTGACTGAACCCGTGCTACTAGCACTTAAACGCAAATCAAGGGTGCCGACAGGCAGAATAACAGGCTTAACCTGAGCTTCTAATGCTCCCGCATTCGCAGCAAGCATGGCATCAGCGAATGTTCCTGTTATGCCAAGCAGAGTGCCAGCCTCTTTAGTGCCAGCAGCTACAACGGCACAAAGGGGCACCGTTGTCCCTGTAGTAGGGTTGCCTTCCAGCGACATGTTACCGACAGCGCCCAATATTGTAGTAACCTCGCCCACTATCCTCGTGATTGCCACTCGCCCAACGAGGACATTGAATATGGCTGCTGCCGTTGTCTGGGGCAAGGTTGCCGTAGCCCGGTCGACCTTCAGCCCTAGATTGAGTTTCCTTAATGCCTTCCCTGCGATATAACCGCTCATCGTTACACCTCCAAGTTTTATTTACCAAGTCTACGAAAGGTCTTAAATTCCCTTCGTGTTAGGTGCTGACCTCACCATCTTATCCTTTTGAGGTCCGGGGAGGGCTTTCACCCTCCCCTTCTTTAGTTTATGCTTCTTTGCCACTATTCACCTTTAGTCAACTGCGCTTCCTGGCACTTCCTGCGGATATCTCTTCCTCAAAATAGCAACCGCAGCTATTTCACAGGCGCTTGCCGAGCCGCCAGGGGTGACGACAACTCTCGCATACCGATAGCCGCTTGAGAAGGCTGCCGGGTCGATAAAGCATCTCAAGACTTTATCGTCATCTGTGGCCGCCATGGTTACTCCGCTAGTAGTAGCTGCCGTCACCGCTCCCATTGTGTCGGTCCCTAGTGCTGCGCCCTTCTGGTAGTTGAATGCGATAGCGGCCGAATTTGTCGGGGTAATGTCATCGCATTCACGCACTGTCACAACAGCCGAATCACCTGTGATAGTGCCGAGAAGCACCAAAAATTCAAGCTCATGTGCTTCAGCGCAATCTACAACATCGCCACTGGCAGCATTTGCGGCTGTATCTACTGGCGAAATGCAGTGAATAATGTGCAGGTCGCCTAATTTATTCATTGTCTAAACTCCATATTTATTTTTCTGGAGGGGGACTCACGCCCCCTCACCTATTATGCTCTGGTCGCTAACACGACAAACGGGCTCTGTGTGTTGGTGCCCTTGTATGGCGTGAGAGCCGAATTCCACCACGGCTGACCGTCTACCCGCATGACGAACCTAAATGCAGTCTCATCATATTGGAATTTAACATGGATTGACGAAGCTGCATCAATCCCGCCCTTTTCAGCCAATAGATACTGGCTGAGGTCTGCGAGTATGATGTCTCCCGTAGTTCCCAAAGTCTGGCACTGCCAGATGGGAAGAACTGGCTTACCGTATAAAGTCCCATAAGGGGACTGAGAAAGCCCACCAGCAGGCATATAGACTGGTACCCCGCCAGTGCCTACCGCCAATGACATGGTGTGAAGCTGGGGCTCTATATCTTGGTTTATCAGCCATACGGCATTATTCCGAGAGCCACCCCATAGCCGGGAGTGCATCTTGATGATGTTCTCAGCCAGAATGGTAGCTGCTGCCTGCCCAGCTTCCTTTGCTACAGTCACTAGACAAGGCGAATTCATTATCCCTAGCGGTTGTCCAGCACCACTGCCGTTGACAATGCCGTCATCCAGCCTGAAGCCAAACTCCATCGGGAAGGCTTTCATTAGCCACGCCTCAAGAGCGACAGCATCCTGAAGAAGCTCGTCAGTTGCGTAACACAGCCCGATTAGCTTTTTAAGCTCCAGACTTACCTGACGAAACGCTGGTATTGAAGCAGTTTTAGCTCCTGCCTCAGCCGCCCAATATGACACGATGCCACCAAATCGGCTGGATGCTAGACTGGTCTCGCTGACCGCTGGCATCTTAACTGAGTTATACCCGGCACCAATAGGAATCCGGGTACAACGAGAAGCCAGGACGCCATACTGGTACGTCCTCTCGAGGATAGTCGGGATAAACTGAGGCTCAATCAAGAACCCACCATCAGCCGGTACTCCCTCCGAAAGCCCAGTCGCTTTAAGGACCATACCCTGGTCATTGACTGCCATTCGGAAAAGCCTCTTGTCTATTGCCCCATTCTGGTAGGCATTTCTGATAGCAATAAGCTGCTCGCCGATAGACTTAAAGGGCTTATCCCCCTCATCTTTAGTAACAGTAACTGTGGGCTCGCCATCCCCTTCACCCGGCACAAATTTCCTCTCTGGTTTTTGTAGCGTCTTTATCACTTCGCCAGCAGCCTTAGCCGCTAGTTCAGCGATTTGTTCTGCGGTTAATTGTTCACTCACTTTATTTTACCTCCTAATTTATTTTACCCTGAGCCTTGCGAATAACACTCGTGATTGTGCTATTGATTATCCCTTCAATTTGCTCCAGGGATAGCTTAGGCTCAACTGTTTTTTCTGGTTCGTGTTCGGCTGAATCCAATACCTGTTGTGCTAGAGACTTTATTTGCTCCAACCTGTCTCGGTTCTTTTGATTCAGCACAGCGCCAACCTTCGCGCATATATCAAGTGGAATTTGGCTTCCACGAATGCCCATGATTTCTCTAACTGTATTCCAAGCCTCCTCAGCTACTTCTTCATTCATTCCCTCTTTGACTATTAGGGACTGGGCATAGTTAAGTTCATCCCTGATTTCGGATTGGCTGATGCCCTTTTCCCATGGAGGCTCGCCCTTGTCAAAATCCTGGTAGTGCTTGCCAATATGCGTTTTAGCCCCAGCTATTGATGCTGGAGGGGCATCTACACCTCCCCTGGCTCCCATTAAAATAGCAGCACAATTGACCACTGCCCTCCAAATGCAAGGATGCTCACCGTTTGCCTTGTGATGAGGAAGCTTATAGGAAGTCTTATTCTCAGGGTCGCCTTCTACGATGGCACACATAATTTTGAGGTCATCTACTTCAGCTTCCCTGACTTCCCTAGCTGCATCCCAACCTGTCCCCTCATCGGCTAATGGGGTGCGTTTGTATGGAATAGCAGCTTTCTCTTCAAGCTTCATTTCTATCCCCTCTTCATCAATTTGTTTACCTGAGTCGTGTTCCTTAACCCAAACCTTTGCACGAGCCATGGTCCAGTTGAACGGGTCCCTCTTGTCAAACATATAGGTGCGAACTTTCTTTTCCTTACCACAATAGAGAGCCTTTATACCTTCTTTTTTAGATATGTCTATTGTGGCGGTTACATCGCATTCCCTGACCGGTATTCTAATAAAATCATCGGTCTCTTCAGGTTTTGTGATAAGTTCCTTTTCCACTTCATCACACAGTCCAAGAATTATAGGATTGGCTGATTTTGCCCTGACCCCTTGAATAGCCTCCTGATTAGAAGGAACTAACACCTGAGAAATCTCCAGCAGTTCAACTTCCTGATATGTCCGCTTCGGTTCTTTGTTACCATCGCCATCAATCCATGCTATTGGTATAAATCCCACTGAGAAAGCAGCGACACCTTTCTTGGCAAGGTTGAAAGCCCAATCCGCCTCTTGATTGCCTTCGTTAATGTAATAATGAGGTCTGCCAAGTAGACCCTCTTCAGTCAGTCTCATCTGCTTGAACTCGCCAATCTGCTTTCTGAGATCTCGGTAATCGTGAGAAGATAACAGAATTGGTCTTTTCTTGAACTTAGGCAAGGTCTTCTGCCACGCTTCCACCTTAATGACTTCTCCATCCCGGTCAAGGGATTCCGTTGAAACAGGAATTAGCATATCAACTATGCCCTGTTCCTCATCTACCCCTCTTACCTCAGCCCGAAAGGTCTTGTACCGGGTTTTCTCTTTTAGCTCAACTGCCATAATTAACCTCCCTGATAATTCTAGTATATCACAACTTTGGTTTTTATCCATATTTGTTATACCACAGCTAATCAAGCACACTAAGCCAGACGCATCTGCAATTAACGTGGGCGGGCAGCATGCCGTGAGTTTCTTTGGCTATAAACTCCTCACCATGATAAGGCATACAAATATCACAAGTCCTCTCATCTAACGCAGTATACCACTCTACTTTCTCTATCCCTAATTCCCCATAGCCCTGTAAGGTTCCTTCTTGGGCGGCTGCCATAACTTCAGTCCGCGCCACCATCTGAGCCCTGACCTTATTTGCGTGTGTGTAATATTCTTCTATCCGCTTTGTTATCTTGGGAATTGACTCACCAGCCTCAAACCCAGCCACTAGCACTTCTCGTAACTGCTCAATAGTCGTGCCGTTTAGGAGTTTGGCTAATGTTAGCGACCTAGTAGTAATCCACTCCAAAGCATAAGGGTCAAGGAACTCCTGCTTCATGGTTCTATGGGCTGGCTTCGGCTTTTCCCCTTCCATAATGTCCTTCATAGCGGACTCATAGACATAGGCGATTAAGGGCTTAAAGGCATCCTTAAACCTGTCATTTGCTTCAGCCTCACTAAATAATGCCCCCTCAACTGTCTGTGACCTCTTCAGGTCCTCAATAACTTCCTCTGACTGCTCGTTAAATAGGGTCTTGACCATCCTGATAAATGGCTTCTCCTGCCCTTCGGTTTTAGCTTTATATCCTAGCCAATAAAGCTCCTTCTGTTCCCCACTCCAGCGATGAGAAGTCAACTGCTTCATTTTGGCTGTCTCGGGCAGTATAGTCAACGGCAGCAGATAAGTCCCGCCCTTCATATCCTCCGGGCTATGACCTAATTGCTTCTGAGCGAATTCACGGGTATAGACTCCAGCCCTTACCATTCTATCGCATTCATCAACTAAAACCGCCCTGTCCTCTGTTACCGGA